ATTTTTATATATATTTCCTGTTACTAGCTCACCGGCATCGAATGCTGAATTGAAATATCCAAAGGCCTTTATATCGTAATAATCAGCAATTGGTGCTGTAAACTTCCATGAAGAGCCTACTGTTACTGCGGAATAATTATCTTTAACTTTAGTTCCAAAATCTACTATCTCAATGCTATTATTATCGATTGTTTGACCTGCGCTTGTCTCGTAGATTGCTCTAATTCTATAAGATTCAAACTTATTAACTTGCCATTGTGAGACAGTTTCAATGATGTCGCTGCTTCCGTCATTATAAAATCTTGCAAGTACTCTATCACTTCCATTCATCCCATTGGTGCCGGGGGGAGTGACTGAAACAACTGGTGTAAGTGTTGCTCCATCGGAAAGACTATCTATATAAACATAATAAAACGTGCTAGCAGCTTCCGCTCCAGTATCTAAGTCAGACCATGCAACGGCAGTACCTGTTGCTGTTTTTATCCAGTTGTTATTTACAGATGCAATGCACTCTCCTATTAAAAGTGTCGCTGCTGAATCTCTGGTCACTTTACAACCATCAAAGACGCCATTTAGTGGTGCCGCAAAACCTGTTGCCACTGTTTGGTCTAGAGAATCTGCCTCTAGAGTTTGCGATGAGATACACCCGGCATCATAAGCGTTTACAAAATTGTAAACAGTAGAGTTATCAGTATTGTACTTGGTACTCGTTAAAGTAGAGTTAGCAGTGCTTGAAGTATAAGAAATGGAAGAACAAGTGCCAGCAAAAGCATTAAAATTTATTATAAATGCTAGTAGTAATAAAAAAGATAATGTTTTCATAAAATTAATTCCTATTCCCATTTTTATTAAAATCTATTTGTGCTTTTATTAAACTCATTCTGCCGTCTAGTTTATCTAGATAGAAACCTATCGCAAATGTTTGTCCGGATCGATTAATATCTGCATATTGAACGTTTGCCGCCCTGGAATCACCAAGGGCATCCTCATCTAATTTAGACGAATCAAGTATAAATCCACCGCCTGGAGCATCAAATGCAAATGTTTTAGTTACAAAATCTGAAAGGTCATAATTTATAAACCCTTTCACTGTAATATCGTCGTCTTCACCTATCTGTTGAATGAAGATGTCTCTAAAGTTGTAAGTTGTTGCAAAATCATCAATGTCAATCCACGACAAAATAGCGAATGCATTCAGTGTTACTCTTTCATTGTTTGAATTAGTGTCTGATTTACTTTCTTTTATAGAGTGCTTGTAAATATACCCTGCCTCATCTCCAAGCAGGACGATAGAGTTATTGCTGCTATCTTCTGCAATAGAGGATGAAACTATGCTCATCGGGAAATTATAGACTTTAAACCCATGTGACGTTGAAAACTCATAAACATATGCTTTTGTAGTGTCTGTTGAGCTCCCTTCTGCAATCCATGTAATATATTGGTCTAGTCTAGGGTAATAAACAGAATGAAAAAGGGAAGATTGGTTTATATTTATTTCATTTTCATACCCGGTACCAATTGTGAAAATATCGTCGATGTCACCGTTTCCTAGGGTAAGGACATTGTCCTTTGAATCCTTAACTAGACGCCCATCGATTATCGCATGCCAACCTCTTTCCGATAAAAAGAAGACATCACCGTTTCTAATTTCAACAGTCGCGTCATTAAGACAACCGACTGTGTCTGATAAAACAGAGAATCTTGCATTGTCGCCAATCTCTGAATAAATTAAAGTCCGATTCCTTTTGAATATAACCAAATATGGATCAAGGTTTGAGTCATTAAAAAATCCTGTTGCAATCGCTGTCACCGCTCCATTTCCTGAAGCGAATAAGACAAGCTGGGAATCACCGTTATCGTCAAAAGCATCTGGAAGATCTTGCTCAGAAAAGAAAATATCGTTCTTATAGGTATCATTCCCACTATAAACAAGCTTCTTATTAAATTCAGTTAGAAACTTCCCACCGCCTGAAAGAGGAGCTGCATGGGTTGTTGGTGGAGTAGAGGAACTTGTTGGATCGGCATCTAGGTCATATGTTGTCGTGCCCAAAGCTATCTCAGCAGCGAAAAAATAGCTCCCTGCGTCCTTTGAGGCGTAAATCCTGACCTTGTCAATAGTCGCATTGTCTGCAGTCGATGGGATAGCGGTAAGAGCTACCCTTGAGTTTGGTGCCGATGTTGTCCTTGTTGTGCCTGCAGTGCCTGCATTTGTCTCGAAACCTGTCGTAGAGGAGTAGAAGGTAAGCTTAACAAGCCAAACTGCATCTGATAGCGATCCTGCAGCTTCGAGTGCCGTTGTAGGGGCCGTTGGTGCATCTTGTCCTAGCTGTGTAAATCCGTTAGTTGAATCATATTGATAAAGACCGTCTGATTCTATTGAAATGATATGTCGGTTGTTGAGCGTTAGCCCACGGTGTTTTGTTGTAGAGGTTAACCCAGTCTTTAATTCGGTGTGAGTACCAACTTCATCGACTGAATAGAGCACCGTCCCAACTTTAGCAAAAATGACAATTGTATCATCAACATCTTTGAAATAAGAAATCGATGAAACCTTTGTGCTACCATCACCTAGCTTTGTTGAATTATACCTAGACATCCCATATCTGGTTTCTAGTCGCCCTTGATTCGAAAAAACATTTGAAACTGATAAAAATCGATCATTTTCGTCATTTATCCGATAACTCAAAGGAAGATCAAAAGTCTTATAAGTTTTCTTTGTTCTTTTTGAAAGAGGCACTAAATACTCCAACCATCGCTATTGCCTACAACATCCCTTACCCTTGTTGGTGTTTTTTTATTTCGTCCTTGCTTGGATATGTAACTTTGCAAATATGTTTCATAATTTGCAAATTTTTGTTGAGTACCAGCGCGGTCTCTAAATTCATATCCTAGAGCAATGACTCCGGCCTTTAAAACCCTTTTCATCCAAATAGGAATAGTGGGAATGCTAGTTGCATCTGCGAAAATCATTGATGGTAATTTAAAATAATAAAAACTTAATGTTAATGCTGAGCTAGGTTTTGGATAAATTATCACCGATTGATCATCAATATCTGACCAAAATTCAGGAGTACCAGTAGACCAAGAACCTTGGAACATTAACCTTAATTGATCGATTGATTCATAGTTAATATAACCAGAGCTATCTCCTTCTAGAAAAAGATTTCCCGATAGTTTATTAAAATATGAATGATCTGGTGCCTCTATTGTGCTTGAGGAGTCAGCAGTGATAGATGCCGTTGTTGTCGTGTTGTCACTTATTGTTGAGTAATAGAGCGGTTCACCGCTGTCTTTTACCAAGTAAACCTTCCTTGCAGTGACCAAAGGATCACTAGAGGTTGGAATATCCGTGACAGTTATCGTTTTGTTTGCAGAAGTGGCGGTAACATTGGAACTAGCTACTCCTGCTTTGCTCTCAATGGCCGCCACGCCCTCAACAAACGTGATTATCACTGAATAAACAGAATCCTCAGTTAATGATCCACCGGCAGCAATTACAGCTGTAGGGGCCGTTGGTTGACCTAAGTCCAGTAATTGCTGTTCTGTTTCTGCTGTTAGGACTTTCTTGCCTTTTTGTCGCAAAAAATTCCACGCAAAACGCGAACAAATATCAATCTGGATTTCATTCATCCATCGCAATACTTCTGTTTTGAAGGAAGTACTAGTATCATTCAGTATTGTACTAAACTCAGTTTGTAGATCAAGACCGTTCCATGCGCCCAAATTTTACACTCCTATGCAATAGAGATATCCGACATCATCTTGAGTTACGCCATCAACATAAACACTGCCAAAGTCGTCTTCTGTTGCGGAAGCTGATGCGCTATTCATATAAACAACGCCATGATCATCAGAAGTTTCAGGTTGGTAAATAGCTCCTATAACTTGACCAAATCCAGTTTTAACTTCTCCACCAGTTACTGATGTAAATGTACACTTGATTATTTTTAATTTTACAGCTCCCAAGTTAATTATATTCGGTCCTCGTACTGCAGTTATTAAGGCCATTTTTTTCTCCTTTAATAAGACAAAACGCTACTAATAAAATCCCAATTATAGCGGTCGCACTTATGTGTAATGTAATGCTTGTGATCATTGTTATTAAATAAGCAATGACTATACTAATTATTATAGTGTTATTTGCTCTCTTGAGCATTACAAATAAAGTTAATAATAAAATTAATAATCCAATTATGCCATATGCAAGAAAAACCTCTAAATATTCATTGTGCAAATGTCTGAAAGGTTCTCCATAAATTGGATAAACCCTACTATAATTATCTGCTATAAATCCAAGCCCTCTTCCATAAAGAACATTAATTCCATCAATAAAAGTCAAAGATTGCTTCCAAACAATAAACCGATTGTTATCGTCTAATAAAGAAAACTTTTCACGCCCAAATGCGACCAAAACACTCCCTAGAAAGATTAAAAAACCAATCGATAGGAAAGTAATCTTCTTTGATTTGAAATATTTCATCATAAAATATGTAAACAACCCAAAGAAACAGCTTACTATTCCAGAAGCGCTATCTGTTAAATAAATGGCCCACAAATTTAATGGCAAAAATAAGAACCATTTATTCCTTAACAATGAAATAGTCGTAATTGATAGAAAAGTAGAGCAAACCATAGGATTGCCCAGACTTCCTAGATATGGAATCATCGAGCTTCCTAGCTTATAGTTAGCTCCCCAGTTGAAAATCTTTATAATGTAATAATATAAATTAATGTCTGCATAAGTGAACACGACCAAAACGGCCTGTATAATTGCAGATATTGACAATATATTTAGATAAAAATTTTCATCATTCTTTTTTAGTTTTGAGTGAAATTGAATGAAGCAAAGAACGCCCATTACAACGCAAATAAACTGATTTATTACAGCGTAAGATGTAATGAGCCATTGATTATAGAATGAAACAAAGATAATTCCTAAACAGATACTTAGTATTTTAATATCTATCTTTTTTCTTCTGGCAAATAGAACTAAAGACATCATTACACAAACATTAAAAAACATGTCCTTGGTGAAACGCATGTCTACCGGTATTTTTTCTATTCTTATCCAAAGAGGGAGCAGTAAAATTACTGCTCCCCAATATATATTAAAATGATCCATCAACAACCTTTATAGAAAATTAACGAATGCCTCAACAGAAGCTGATGCGGCACTTGCATCTAGGAATTGACCAACTGGTCTATTGTAAGCGTTGACACTTCCATGAGCAATGGCCATAAATCTACCGGCACTATTTGGTGATCCACAAAAGATTGGCTCACCGGCAACGGCAGTTGTTCCACCGTCAAATAGTAATGCATCTGTATAACCAAATACTAGACATTTTCCGTCTTTATTTACTGCAATCGCTTCCATGGCCATGCATGCTGGGAAAAGTGAAGTTCCAGTCTTGCCATCAGTAGGAAGGATTAAAGGAATAGCATCAACGGTAATACCATCATCTGATGTTGTATTATAATAAACACACTGACCTTTTGTTATTGCAGTGGTGCCATTCGCTCTAACTTTAATAACAACGCGGTCTCTGAATTTAACAGTTCCTGTGTTGTCAAAAGAATTTGAATAAGGGGTTGTTATTAATGCTTGAACAGATGTTACAAATAACAAACCAAACATTAAAAGTAAGCTTGTGAGGAAAGATTTCATATTTTTTCTCCTGTAAATTAGTTAATTAATCAATACTTCCTAGAAAATTTTTATTATGAAGCAACTTCAATATCGTCTAGTAGACCATTTGATCTTCTAGAGTGAGTAACTAAGTTACCCATTGTGAAAATTCTAGATAGCATTGAATTTGATGTCTCAAGTCTTTCTAGAGTTTCAACTCTCATGTTTTCATCGCGATGGAATGCCAAATAAGTATTCTTCTCGTCAATGAAAAGCATTTGATTTGCAGAAGCATGCTCGTCTACGATTATAGGTTTACCATTGAATTCTAGAACATCTTCAAATCCAAGTTTGGCCATATTTGAGTTAAAGATTCTTTGGTGAGGTTGAAATAGCGCCCATACTTGATCGTAAACATCTTTGTCACAAGTTAGCATTGTTGGTTTCGCGCCTTTGTATCTTGCCGCGTTGTCTGTCTGTTGCATTAAATTCAATGATAGAGCGCGATTTGTTCCGCTATTGTTCTTAACGGTCGCAATCCATTCTGCAAAGTCAGCAACAGCAATACCGCCAAGTGTTGAGCTAGTGCTAAGAATAGCTGCAAATCCTGTTAATTGCTTTGTTGTCAATGCACCAGTGTCAGCTGTTCCATCAGAATAAAGACCTAGAGAAAGATTTTCTCTGATATTTGTTTCAGCAATTGTCATTTTACTTTCAATTAAAGAAAGTTTTTGGGCATCACCAGAGTTCTTTAGGATGTCGCTTCTAGAAATACGTACAGGTTCGTAAATTTGCTTCCAGTCATAAGAAGCAGCGGTCAAATTGTCAGTGCTGCTGGTCGATAATTCATCAAGGTCTGAGTAATATCCACCTTCACTTGGCTTGCTGTTGACGATAGGACACATGATACTTGTTCCACCGGTCTTTAACTTGAAATATTCGCCCTTGATCATTCTCATCAAGATAGCAGATTCGTCATAAACTCCGTCTACTAGACGAGGGATATACAATTTTTCGGTAATCGCGGTCAGTTGTGTATAAGTTAAGGACATTATAATCTCCGTTTTTTAGGAGACTTTGCTTATTGCATCAATACCCGATTAATCTTTTTGTAATATCATGGTAACTAGATTTTTTTGTTCTTGTAGGTTCCACTTTCTTAGCGGCCCTCATGCTTGAAGCTGTCGGCACTTTTCTAGTCGCGGCCTTGCGTTTTGCTGAATTCAATTTAATCTTTGATTCTTGGAGTTTCCTTATTTGGTCTCCATAAATTGAATAAGTCGCGGCCTTTACGTTTTCGGCACCTTTTATCCAAGCATCTTTAATCTTATTTTCGTCTACTTTTATACCTAGCTTTTCTAGAGTAGGTATCAAGGTAGATTTAACTTCATTTAGTTCCCTATGATATTGATTCGCAATTTCCTGGTCTTCTTTCTCAACGCCTCTATTTTCTAAGGTATTGACTTTTTCGATCAATCCTTGAACTAGAGGGTTTTGGTAGTTGACCATTAATTCCTCTGTGAATCCTTTAACTTCTTCAAAAAGATCTGGGTTTTGCTTTTGTAATGCAGTAAGAACAAAGTCCCATTGTTTTTTTTCGTTCAAATCTTTTGTAAATTTCTGTCTTTGCTCATCGTGTTTAGCTAGAATAGAATTTTCTTTTTCTTCTAAACCTTTTAACTTCTCTTCCAACTCAAGATTTCTTTTCGAAATTTCCTGAGTTTTTTGTGTATAATCAAAACCTTTTTGGGCATAATCTTTTAGTTCAGATTTACTAAGCTTTCTTTCTTCACCTTTATAGATAATCGATTCTAATTCTTCTAAGTCCTTGTCAGGTTGCTTTGAATTATCCTCTTTATCCTGGGCAAGCTTGTCTTCAATCTCTTGATCGTGCTCCTTTGGGTTTTTCGCTAATTCACCAATAATATCGTCTAGCGAAGCATCTTCACCAAGCTTTTCGATTCCATCTTCTGGTTGATCTACTTCGCTTTGATTACTGCTATCGTCAAGGATGATACCCATTTCCTTTAATGCATCAACACTGATATCAGAAGATAGCCCGTCGGCATTATCTAGTTTTCCGATATCAAGATTTTCCGCATTAAATTCATCTGCATTTAAATTGGCGTTAGCTTCAACATTATTTCCTGCATTCTCTAATTCTGGCATGTGACTCCTAAATAGGTTGGTCTTTGTTCAATTAATAATTATCTCTAATTAAATTGCCTCTGTGGGCGCATTGTCAATATTATTTTCCTCGGCACCTAGAACCTTGTCTGCTTCTTGAAGCATTCCTTTCAACTCTTCATTTTCTGCGGCCAATGCCTCGGCCTGCATTCTTAATTGGTCGTTTGCTTCAATGTCTTCTAGGATTTTATTTTTGTAAGGGATGTCTACAGATTCTATAAAAGTCTTAGGTGGAATCATTCCCTTATCGGCCAAGTTGGACATAACTGTAAAGATCGATTCCTTGTCTAGTCCTGCTGTTGATCCTGGAACGACTTTAACTTCATATCGCATTTGCTGAATTCTATCAGGATCATATTTAACATATTGTATCTTTCCGTTTTGATCGTAGATACGGAGCATCCTTTCAGTGTTCCAGTAATTAACGATTCTTGCTGTAATAAGCTTACCAAGTCTTAACAGAGAGTATTCTTCAAGCATCCTTGTCTTTAGTCTTATTCGGCCTACGGATTGTTCTTGTAAATATCTAATGGCCTGTGCAGCGGTCACTCCAACAGGTCTTCGACCTTGTGTTGCCTCATTCACTCCGGAAATTTGCTCCATAGCAATTTGATCATTTTGTTTCCTCATCCCTAGTTGAGGAGATACCGTTCCAGGATCAAGTCGTCTTACCTCTGTGCCTTGCACCTTGGTAATTACAAGTCCCTCAACATTGGTAAGGGTATCGCTGTCGACTCCGCTATTTTCGTCCTTTACGAAACCGCTGTTAGTGTTAAGCTTAAGGCCCTTGTATTCCGAATAATCCATTTCGTTATACGACTTTTGGCTTGATATAATATTTCTAATTTCTGAAAACCCATAAATTGAATCTCCTGTTTTATAACAATAGTAAGCTACCAGAGGAATCATTCCGTCCTCAACATCTGGCGTTCCATCAAATAAAACTAAATGATCAATGCTGATTACCAATCTTAGATTGTTTACATATTTAGGTCTTTCAGCTTTTGGATTATCTTCATTGTGTATAACATGCTCGTCGATATGGTCGTCCAAAAGAGTAAGCATTAATGCAATATTTGGATCGCTAGCTTTGACCTGTTCTATCATTTCATCTGTTATTAACTCTTCTGGAACTCCTAGCGCAGAGGCAGCAATTGCGACTTTATGCTCCTCATGGCCTCTCATATGCTCCTCATGGTTTTCATAAAGACCAATATCAGGGTTAATCCCTTGCATTATTTCTTGGGATTCTTTTACTATTTCCTCTTCTGTTATCTCTGGTGGAATCTTCTCCATGGAATAGTCTTTTATCCATGATTCCCTTAATGTTAGTGTGTCCTCTGACTGATACCGACTCTTTTCAAAGGTATCATCAGTAATACCGCCAATACCATCCCAGCGTGTTGGATCAATATATTCGTCTTGAGTATCACCAATTGCATTATTGTTTGATGTCGATAGTTCTTCTATTTTCTTTTTCTTTTTAGGCCAAAGTCGGATTGCATCTTCTTTTTTTGTTGGAATCTCTAGGATTGCATAAGCAACATCCTCAATTAAATTGGCAGATGGATCAAGATAAACTTGATCCCACGGCATTGTCTTAATTGTGATCTTGCCTTCACCTTTCTCACCGCATGGATCATGACCAACATAGTGATAACCGCAAGGGCCTGCCTTCAATGCATTCCTCATCACTTCACTGACTTTAAGCATCAAGTTTTGCTCGTCATAAATATAGTGCATTCCAGACGAAAGAACCTTGGCATCTTCCATTTCTTCTGCTTGATAGGGTACGACATCACTTGCCGGCCTGCTATCTGTTAGGATTGGAAGCTCGCCTTCTACAATTGTAAAACACCAGTTCTTTACTGGGCGCTTATCTGCAAACTTCCATTGTTTGCCCATGTAAAAACGTTGTTCTTCCTTCCATTTGCTTTCAAATTGTTTTCTATATTCTTTTGCTTCTTTATATAATTTATCAATCTTGACAATTATTTCTGGTTTATCCACTAATGCATCCTTATATTTAAATATGACACGTCCCTTTAATAATAAGGTAATTTTATGGCAAGCACAAGATACTATAAATATGAGTTTAGCGACGGATCATTAATGTTCTTTTCTCCAGAAGAGGCAGAGGCGTTTCTGAAAAAGAAAAAGAATATTCATACTATTTTCGACGGGTATAAAGAAGAGCTACAAAACCCCCCTAGAATAAGGGATGGATTCAAACCTGGTTATCAACATAGCCTTGGAAGAGAAGTCAGTCATTACGACGAATACAAAAGAATCTGCAAAGAAAGAGGGTGTATTATTGGTGGCAATGATAAACCTTCACCTAAAAAGAAAGTGCAGAAAAGTAAATATGTTAATGATTCGACTTTGAAAAATGCAGTTGAAAGGGGAGCTAAAATATCTGGTAATGAAGCAAGCGCATTAAAAAAGGGTGTTAAGTTTCATCGGGATTAATCAAAACTCCCGTCAATTTCTCCCTCTAATTTTTTCGCCTCATCCCTGGATGGATCATAGGTGCCTGTTTTTTTCATTGGTATAGTTTCAACATATCCACCGTCTTCTTCTTCAACATCAAACTGGTCTATTTTGTTAGGTACATATTTTTCATATTTATAAACTGGAACGCCCATAAAATAATATGCAGTAACAAAAGAAATATGAGGATAAGTCCTATCATCAATTAGTTTGATCCTTTCCCATTTATAATACTCTTTTTTCTTGATCATTGTTTTCCCTATTCATGATAATTATCTGAACACCACTTGTAAGCATCTTCCATCGACACTTCTTTGCTATTCTCAACACAATATTTCATTTCAACAATGCATTCTTTTTTAAAATCCAATGCATTGCTGTTACAAAAATTACTGATTAGAATCAATATAGCTACCATCTTCAACTCCTTGATTAAAAAATCTAACACTGTTCTGCAAATTAGAACAAAATGAATTATCGTTATAAATATCCATAAACCTATCCACATTTTCTTGATTCTGGTATTGCCCATCGACCATGATCACACTTCCAGCATTATAGGCAGCATACAAGCTTGCAGGGTTATCACCCCATTTCTCTTTTAGCCACTTTAGCAATTTACAAGCTATCTCTATGTTAAGATTTGGTTCCAATAACTGAGTACAGAATCCTTTATATCCAAATTCGTAGAAGTGACTTCCCATTATTTGACACAATCCATAAGAGAAAGACTGCATTCCATCAATAGTATCTTTTGAGCATTTAAAACCATTCAAGTCTGGATTTTTGACCGCCCATCTATAACCAGGTTCATACTTGACCGCCCATTGATCCCAATTACTTTCCGCCTCAATAAGCGCAAAAATAAAATGAATTTCAATGGAATGGACTTCGGCCACTGTTTTGACCATTTCTTTTATATCAACTATTGATTTCTGTCTCACTCTAATTCTCCCCATTCAGATATAATATTTGGTGTCCTTATTAATTTGCATCTATATATTTTCTCATCAACCATGAAATTGCTATTAGATTTAATTGAGTGTTTTAGACCGTCCCTTACAATATCTTGTATTACGAGAATTACTCCACTAATAGCTATGAAAAACAAAACGAACATAAAAACATTTATTGATTTACCTTTCTTGTTTTCTAATTCAATCTTTTTTCTTCTATGTTCCATTGCTCTCATGTTTATATCGTTATCTTTTTTGTACATGTCATTGTCATTATGTTTAAAAGATTGCTTTGGTTGTACATATACACCGTTTAGATATTCATCAATAGACACTGTGGCACCGCATGACAATGCCTCATCTATTGCCTTATACATTTCCTCTTTATTAAAATGCAGATTCGAGTCGCCTTCTGTTTTCATAGTATTTTAGTTTCTCCTCTAGTGTTTTGCCCTTCTTTAATCTATCGATCGGTGAGGTAGCTTTGTACTTGTCCTCGTAAACCATTCTGAATTTCATAGAACAACAGTATCTAGTAGCGTCCCATAAATGGTTAAAGGCATCTACTGGTTTATTTAATATCTTTCCGTCCTTGCTTTCGGCCCACTTGAAATTATTTCGCTCTTTTATAAAGTCCAATGAATCTTCTGTAATATAAGTCTTATATCTTAATATATTCTGAATACCATTAACTATTGAATCCTTCCCCTTGTCCGCTCCTTGCAAATTGAAATATCCAGCATTTTGAAGATCTTTAATTGTCTTTGGTTCGGCACTGTCGGCCCATATCTCGGCATTTTTTGGTATCTCAAGCTCTTCAAGTCTTTGCTCAATTGACTTTTGTTGAGGATTTCTTGGATCTTTCCTGTTCACTAGTCCCTTTTCATAAAGAAGCTGTTTAAAATATAACTCACCTTGTGAAAGGACAACTAAACTTAGGGCAGTCGGATCATTACTATAACCCATATCCATCCCATAGGCGTGTTTCTTCCACTCTTCCTTTGGCGGTAATTCTTTACATATTTCAGTTCCACCAAAAATAAGACCTTTGTGTGCGGCCCTTTCTCCTAGACCGTAAATCTTCCACAGAGTTTCATCTGCAGTCCCCATTTTTATGTTTTCAGCAGTAGGTTTCAGGCGCTCTATTTCGTCTATAATGGCCTGTTCAAGGAAAGGGTTGTCCTTGTAGGTTGACTTAATGAAGGTGCAATCGTCACGTGGTATAACTGTATCATAAATCCAATGTGATTCTGCGCTTGGATTGTAATCAATGTATATCTTTCCGGTCGTTCGCATTGCTAGTTGGGTGAATGAATTTTTTGAGCATTCCATGGCCTCATTGATCCAAAGAATATCGCCCTTATATCCATGCAGCTTTTGGGTTTCATCAAGACCTAGGAATCTAAATGTTGATCCGTTTTGGAAAGTGTAAATCGATTCAGTTTTGTTCATTGCATTTGGATCATATAGATTGAAGTGATTTTGCAATATATCGATGAAGTCTAAGAAAATTGTAGCTTTTACCCAAGTTAACTTAAGACGCGCAGCCGTACAACGCACCTTCCTAGCAAGGCAAAATGATATCAGTAATTGGATAACGCTATAAGTCTTTGCGCTCCGAGACGACCCCTCTAGTACGGCGATCCGGCGTTTATCCTTTCTCAGTGTAGTAAACTGTTTCGTGTGTTTTATTGTGATATTCATTAAATAGAATGACCAAGGTTCGTTCTTTTTCTTAGACTATGTTAGCTTTTGACCTATCGCTTTTGAATTTCTCAAGTGCCTTTGCTCTTTTGATTCTGATTATTTCTTTTTCCCTTTCTTCTGCTTGAAGTTTAGTGGGAAACTCCCCAAGGCGTTTTTTACCGTCCTTGGAGAGTAGCAAAAATCTATCGCCTATGCGTTTTATCATAATACAATTGCTCCAATTGATCCAATGGCAAACCAATTAGTTCCATCGGAAATATAAGTCCTAGATTCATATTGAGCTACAAACGTGTAATTTGCGGCACCGTCAAACGTTTCGGCACCATTTGGAAGTAATCGAACTGTGTTACTAATATCGATCGCCTTAATTGTTATAACCCGACCGTCAGATGGAGTTGGCGCTGTTATATCAACACTTGCACCATTGCCGTCCGCTAAAATGACCTCGTCTGCAGCAAGCATTGCATAATCCCCGGTCTTTGTAGCTCGAGGTTTAATTATTCTTTTTGCACCTGCAATTGTTTGAGATTGATCATCGATATGACCGTAAGTGATGCTATCCGCGGCCAAATTTAAATCTGACAAGGCCTGATGAGAAACTCCAACATAGTTTGTAGAAGGTAATGTAGAAACTTCACGATAATCAACCGTTCTTTCTACTGTCTCGCTTGTCGTGGTTCTTTTCAATATTACCTGATAAAGGAGCTTCATCTCTGGACTTGGAAGAGTGCCGAGGGTTAAGCTGCTTGGATTTTGATTTAAAATAGCATTTGCCAGAGTGCTATCTGTTCTTTGACCCATTATACTCCAAATAGAATCATTACTATCATTTGAAGCAAATATATAATAGGAGACATGTGAGCTATTCGGTACATCAGTTAATGTGCCGGCATTATCATATTGAATTACATCTGCAGTTTCTTTGTAGAATTTTGCATCATTAATATCAAAATTCCAGTCAAGACTTCCATCTCTGTAAAGGATAGTGCAATCTGTTGTTTCTGAAATGCTTATTTCTAAGTCTTCATCGTGTATTATGCCAGCGGTTATAGTAAAAGCTCCATTATCATTAAATGTTCCTGCTAAACCACTTTCATACCTACAAGATATCGTTTCATGCAGATATTTATGGGTTGACCAGTCCATTACATTTAAATGTCTCTCATCTAACAATAAACCTTTCCCACCAGGTTGATACCAATAGACGATTGCGGTGTAAGTTAAACCACTTCCAAACGTCCAAGGAGTCATTGAGTTTTGTAACTCTCCATCAGCATCAAAATAGATGAAATGAAGTCCAGTTGTATCTCCAATTGTAGTTTGTTGCGTTGATGTCTTTCTAAATTCCCTACCTTTCGACCAAAAATTGAAATAAGTTTGTCCGCCTTGAACTGCGACAGAAACCGTTCTTGTCGAAATAGAAATGTCTGGGACTAATTGCGATTGATCACCGTCATAACCAGTAGGTTCACCGCTTGCCTGCATTCTTTTAAGCCACTGGTCACCGTTGATAGAAATAAAGACAACACCCTCGGTGTTATGCGCTCTTAAAACATAACCTACTTTTATTCTAAAGTTTGGATGATCTAATTTTGTTTTAGTAAATGCTCCTGGTGTTGCATCTAGATATATTGGATCGCCGTCCGAATAAGTAGCTACCGGAACAGGGATATCTCTTACGAGGCCAAAGGCCGTAACATAACCCAATTGACCGCTGCCAATATCTTCCGTTGCCATTGCGAGCGTTTTAGATGCACTGACAGCGCTTGCATCAGCAAGTGAAGCAGTCGGATTTGTTCCGTCCGCACCATCTATGTAAACAAGTTCACCGTTGTCGATTGCTTCTGATGCCTTTACTCTGATAACGGTTTCTTGACCTATTTGGAGCTTAACCTCACCACCAGGTAATCCTATTTCAAGCGTTCCACTGTCATCATCCCAATGCAGTCGTCCTTCTTGATGATCTGGAGTAGCAGTTAAATCGAAATCAATATATTCCATATTAGAAAGTTTAGTAATACCGGCGCTACCGCCTTGTTGACCGAATAACATCACGCACCCCCATTAATATGAAGATCACCGCTACTTGTGTCTCTGATAACCGCTAGCTTATCGCCTCTTTTAACTCGATATGCTCTCATTAATGTTGATGGAAGATAGGTGGAGCTTCCATCATCTGCTGCTGCAGTTGGCGAACTACCAAACCTCACCCAACAATTTTCTGTGCAAAACAATGTGATAATGTCGGTCTTAAATGCAGCTGACTGACTGCTAGCGTCCGTGAATGACACTTTTTGTTGAGCGTTTTCCTCAGGAGTTAATATTCCGTTAAATATCGCAATTTCATCCAGGCTTGGTTCTCTGTTAGGCATAAAGACATCCTTTTTTGTAGGTATAAGGATATAATATCTCTGTTTCGGCAACTATTCTAGTCGCTAGTTTTGTCAGGTTCTTCAATAAATTTAATATTAATGACAGATCCCTCTTCATTGCCAAGTTTTATGGTTTTATCTTCTGGCATAAACTCTTTACATAATTTCATTATAAGGTCGACCTTCTCCCTTTCCTCTAACTTTGAATCCTTGTCTAAAATCAACTGGTGCAACTTGGCCTTTACGGTTCCCCAGAAATCAATTATTCTACCATCTGGGAGTTTAACCTCACAAAGCTGTTCAAAGAATTGCTTCCTAGACTTCCTGTATTCCCAGTACTTTTTCATTCCTGCTATTCTATTTTTAGGATCAGGTTGATATTCAGAGGTAAACTGTTTTGCATTTGGTATTGGCGACCTTTTCGGTTTATCTTTGGGCATCGATACTCCTTCGTTAACATACCGCCCCTTTTTTTTATTTTAGAACGACAGCTTTCCCTATAATATGTTCTTTTTTATTTTAGGTATAACTTTCTGTATCCAAAATCATTTATGTAAATTTTTTCTTTCTTTATTAACATTTCTTTTTTTGCTGAAATTAATGATCTTTTTTTTATTATTTTGACAAGCTTAAATCTTTTATCACTTATACTATACTCTGAAATATATACAGGATGTTTAATTTTATTTGCCCATTCAAAGAATTCTTTATGGTTGAAAGACTTATTTTTATCGTATTCTGCAGTTCCTTTATAAGGTATATCACAATATATAATTGAGTCTTTTTCAATTGGCACTTTCTCGTAAGATGCATTGTAATAATTAAGCTGTTCGAGCTGTTCGAGCTGTTCGAGCTGTTCGAGCTGTTGGAGCTGTTCGAGCCGTTCGAGCTGTTGGAGCTGTTTGAGCCGTTCGAGCTGTTGGAGCCGTTCGAACCGTTCAAGCTGTTGGAGCTGTTCTTTACTCAAAAATTGATGTAATATTTTAGGAATCCCATTTTTCCTGTAATATTCTATTTTATTTCTTAAGCATAACCGCCTTGATTTTACTCCTGATTTATCAGGAAATTTATTTATGCCAATTACTCCTTTTGCCAAGTCGTCAAATTGGTTAAAGACTATTGCATTATGCATTGATTTTTTATATTTCTCAATCTCTTTGCTAAAAATATATGTTTCCCCAGTATTCCCAAATGACCATATGATTTTTATAAATATATCTTTTTCTTTCTCCCTAAGAAACCTATCTCTATCGATAAATTCAGGCCTATAAACCTTATAGGAATATTTCCCTTCTATTGCATCTTTTATCAAGTCACACATTCCTGGTCGTATTTCATTAAAATGGAAGTGCTTAAATCCATTTTTACGATGTAATAACATCGCATGAGTTACAGAAAAACCACCACCAAATAAATCATAAAAATGTTTGGCATTTGGGAATACCTTGCAAACTTCTTTTGCAATTTTTGACTTTGATCCCATGTAAGAAAGACCATAATTCATATTATCATTCCACAATGTGGGCATAGCTTTTGGTTTTTTTCATCATCTTTTGTTTCTGCATCATTGAAATCACTAGCTCCCAAATCACCGCTATCAATATCAATTTCCCTAAAATCTCCAAGATTAATCGAATCAAAAGAAAACATTTCCTTAAGATCATCCACTGAAATATCAATATCCTCAATAAAATGATTAAGACCAAGCTCTGTCATTTTCCCATATTGACTAGAAATTGCTAAAATTCTTTCTTTAGCATCCTGATAATTTTCTGCATTGACCAAAACGATAGGATATTCATCAGGAATTTTAATCCCCTCTTCTTTCATTTTCAACAAAGTCAATTTTCTTTGAGTTCCGTCTAATAAATTATTGGCCTTATCTTTCTTCCAAACAAAGAACGGAGCAAAAAACCCTTTAGCAAGCATCGACTTTTTTAATTTCTGATAATTTCCCTCGGTTAAATCCTTTAAGTCGTCTTGGATAATATGAAGGTCTTCTAGTGTCGAAATGCTTCCAGTAGATTGACATGTTATTTCTATATTCATTCCCCTCTCCTATAATGATGGTACCAATCTTTTATCACCTTTTAAATTACGATCGTGAACAGCTATTAAATGATCAATATAATCTTTTTTGCAACTTTGCTTTTTTAAATACCGATCATTCTTTTCTAAAGTAACTAAAAACGAGCGATAATTTATCTTGAACTGATATATTATCCTGGTAATTGAAAAAATGAATTTGTTCTTGTCCCAATCTTCAAAGCCAATCTCTTTCATCCTATCTAAAAATGCTAACAACCGATAAGTTTCGTCTCTGTATCTAATTTTATACTTCCCCTCTATAATTGCCTTAATTGTGTGCCCTGAACTATTGTTGAAGTGAAAAAAAAGAATTGCCAATGTTGATATTAACAATCTTGTATCCTTATAATCATCGTAAATAGCAAGTAAATCAGTCAATTCATTATCATGGCCATGATTATACTTACCAATAAGCATTATTAATTCAGAAATATTGTGTTTTTTCCCGGTTGTATTCATGCTGTAGACATCTTGCCAATTAGCAGCAACTTCCATAATCATGTAATAAATAGGTAGACCGAGCATTTTGCAGACTTCAAACCTATGTTGGCCGTCCACTATTTTAAGGGATTGATCCACTATAATAGGATAATACATCATCCTATTCTTTTCTTTGGTCAATTTGATCAATCTTTTGACTGTACTAGAGTTTATGTCTCTGTTGAAATGAAGAAATCCAAAACTATCATAGTCCAATGATGAATATATTTTTGGACTTTTCATTTCGCGCCCTTTTTTTATCTTATTTATTAGTCACCGTAACCGTAACCGTCACCGAAACCGTAACCTCTAAAGTCTATTTCTTCCATATTTGATCCTTAATCTGCCAAACAGGTTGATAGCGGCCATTTAACCTTTTCCCTCTTATTTTTCAACCAACATTTAATGAGCTTTTTCTGGCATTGCCTTTGAGCTTGAATCTGATTTTCAAAATTAATCTTTTGATTTTTTATGGCCATTTTAGTGAAAGACATAAAACCAGAATCAAATTTAGGCGGTGATATTAATTGGCATGCCAACATAATTATCTTTAATGCTTCGATCATCTTAGTTTCCTTTTTCTACTTTCATACCATTTAGTAATTTACCGGACTTTAATCGACAAGAAATCAAGGCCGGCGAACATCCTAGTTTTAGTGCGGCCTGAGCAATTGATGGATAGACAATATCCCCTATCTTTACAGGTTTTCTTGCCTTAGCGTAAACATACTTTCTATTAATATGGTATTCACGGTCTATTGTTTCTTTTTTACTCATATTACCCCCCCTAAAAAGTATAAGGCCGACTCATCCATACTACCCCGGTAGCGTTTTGTTAGTGCGACCATGGCTATTAACCATTATCTATTAAATCCTCTATTGGTGTCGTTTTTGACCTATCTATTTCACAATCGTCTAAATTACCACTCAAACCAGAGCAATCTCCGATTAATCCTGAACAGTCACCACTTAAACCAGAGCAATCTCCTCTTAGACCTGAGCAATTTCCTGCTAATTCTGAACAAATGCCAACCATTCCTGAACAATCCCCAAATATATTAGTGCAGTCCCCCTTTAACCATGAGCATGTTCCACCTAAACCAGAGCAATCCCCCACTAATTTAGAACAATCCCCTATTAAACCGGAACAGTCGCCTCTTAACACTGAGCAATCTCCGATTAACCATGAGCAAATTCCACTTAGGCCGGAACAATTTCCTCTTAATTCTGAGCAATCTCCAATTATCTTAGAGCAATCTCCACTTAGGCCGGAACAATTTCCTCTTAAACCGGAACAGTTTCCTCTAAGTCTCGAACAGTCGCCTATTAATCGTGAACAGTCGCCTATTAAATTTGAGCAATTACCTCTAAGTTTGGAATAGTCGCCCATCATGCTATTATTTGGACCTAAAACTTGCTCATTACCTACGAAATGATATAACTCATCTCTTACTATTCTTAGTCTTCTTTTCATTTTGAGTTATCTCCTAATACTGACAATTCATCATATTGGAATACATAGGCACTAATTTGGGCCAACATACTCTTTTGAATATCATTGAGTTTATTCTTTTTGGCCCAATCCTCAATTGCATGCTGTCTATTCCTTAAATCCTCAATATCAATCTCTTTTAATGTTTTGCCTTTAATACTACCTGTTGGAATAACCCAGTCCCTATTATCAATCTTAGCTATAATATGAGAGTATTTAGATTTGATTTGATTCTGACTTGATGATGAGGCCACTTGCTCAGGTTTGGCAAACTTGTTCTTGATTTCTTTGGTATCTTTTTTAACTGTACTGTTAGTCTGATATTTTTGTTCGTTAGCATCAGAATCCTTTGCATCGTCTATTAAGAGCAAAGCATTAAGCGCATACTTCCTGGCATAACTGCTTGCTGTTCCAGAAATTTGACTTTCATCCATTCCCTTTTTTTGCAATGCCTCTCTGGCGAAACTAGTCGCGCTTATCTTGAAATCACCATGCATGAAGGTTGCAGTAGCTACAAAATAATACCTATCGCCAACTACAACCACATTATCATTCATTATTATTATAGAATCCTCTAGAAGAGGTTTAACTCCTTCAAGAATATCCTCACATGACCTATATTTATACCGGCCAAAATTATTATATTGGTTTTTAGGTGCCTTTAGATTTTGTTGTATCTTTGCAAGCAACTTCATTCCTTTCTCACTCATTACTTACCGCCCTTGAAGTATTTTCTTACTGCTATAATTGACTTTAGCTCTGCACCTTCTACATAGTCCCCGGCCTCAAGATCTTCTTTGATCAACTTTTTGTTAACTTCTGTTACTATCGTTTCGGTTAAGTAACATTTATCAAACTTAGTGCTACTATCTATAACCAATTTCTTGCCTTGATTGACTGGTTTATAGGTGTAATAGTCCCCTTTAAGCTCGCCAGTCTCAATTACAACTTGTTTAATCCGTGCATCAATGTTCTTGTAGACGTTTTCAACCGCCTTTCTTTTGGAAGAAATTGTATTCTCAATCTCTTTCAAATAGCTAACATCTGATTTCAATTTGTCCATAAATGTTGCGTAATTATCGACTTTTTTTGGAAGCTCGGTCGAAACCTGTTTAATCAATTCCTCGACTTCCGGTGTTAGCTCACCGTCATTCTCCATTAATCTTTGGGAAATAGACGATTGTTTTTTAACAAGGTCGTAAAGTGTTGCCTTTTTTTCTGTCATCATGTTCTCCACTACATATTGTTATTATTTTTTTGCCTTGATTGCTTCTTTAAGGATCGTTTCTATCTTTTGTTGCAATGTTGTATCTTCCTTAATTGCAAGGATTTTCAATTTCTTTACTAATTCTCTGTTGATTCTAACTGTTGTATCAATGTCCATTACTCACTCCTATTATATTGGAGTGACATGCTATTATAATTGCATAAGATTGTAAACCTTTAATTTCACACCAATACAAGTAAAAATGCAAACAACATGTTGCATTGTTTCTATTGATGCGGCATATTAAAC